TTTTTCCCCCCCCCCCCCCCCATTTAACACCTCAAAGTAAAGTTTGGTTAGATTCTCTCCTGCTCTTTCATAATCGGCATAGGCTTGGTCTAATTGACAGGCGGGGCAAAGGGCTAAATGTTTATTTATATATACTCCACCGCAACCAATGCAGGCAGGGCTTTTGCCGTGCTTGTTGATGTAAGCTGTCATCGCTTTTTCGCATTGTTCTTTAGTTGGGGTCATTTTGAGGAGTCCTTAATTAAGTCATTTCTCTATTAAATGGTACTATTCTGCAATCTTTTATAGAAATCAATCTATTAACTTTAAATCCGCCATTTTTGATTAACACGCCTATTGCCTTAACCTTTGCGTTCTTGTCGTTTTTGGCGTAAAAATTAACCTCTGCCATAACAGCATATCTTAATTTATATTTTCTCTTGCTCATCATAATCTCCAAAATCAGCTTCAATATTATATTCGGCCTGTGCTATCAGCTTTTTAAGCCTTGCACGTTTTTTAGCATTCTCACGGCAAAAGCCGTATATTTCGCCCAGTGTGTAGCCGTTCTGGTCTTCGTCATTCATTTTGTTTTCTCTTTTTATTTTTTAGTTCTTCTTCGTAGCAATAAGGACAAAACCCGTCAAATCGGGGATGGTCGTGCAAGTGGTCAAACCACATATCTTCGCCCTGTTCTATATCGTAATCGGCCATATCACCCATTTTGTCGCCTATCGTCAAATCCCTTTTCTTTAGCGTGGACAAACGCCGAAGCAACTTCTGCTATTTCGTCCCGCCAATTCGGGTTCGGGTCTGGTACATAAATTTGCCATTGTGCCGCCCAGAAGTTTCGGCAATCGTCAAAAAACTTCGCCGCCTCTTTAGTATTAGATTTCGACAATGTTATCCTTGCGCCCTCTTCGTTGTACATAGGACAAACTTGATACATATAGTCGCACAACATTTCGGGTTTTATTGCTATCCCTGTTGTTTGAGTCGGGTCGGGAAGTTTTAATATAAAAGACGTATCATAGCCCCTGTCGTCAAGTTCGCTAACTACCGTTGCAAGGGCAAGCCCCCAGATAGCACCTAACTGGCTCTGGCTCTTTGACGCTCTCGGCACGGACAAAGTTTCTTCCATAATCGTATCGTCTTTGTGCCTTGCGATAAAGTCTTTCCTCGCCTGATTAACAGCCGGAGGAAAATATAGAACGCCGTCTTTTATTTTTCCTACACTCTTCATAGCCTTGTATCGCCCTTTTAATCCTGTGGCGGAAAGGGGTTGCCGTCGTCAAGCGGGTCGGCCTCCATCGGCTTTTCGCCTGTTAAGATATACTGTTCAAACTTAACTGCCGTGTCGATAACATCTAAATCGGTAATTTCCTTATTCTCTGCGAACAGCGTACAGGCCGATTTCAACGCACTTTCTCGGACGATATAAGCGTCATTGCTACTCGCTTTCGGTTGGCTCGGTGCAGAAGTCTGCTGTTGTGGCTTCGGCTGTTGTGGCGGTGCTTGTGCAACGCTTGCCGTACTGTTCCAAAAGCCTGAATAAGCCATACCATTTTGCCCTTGATACGGCGAAAGATTAAACGACAATCTCTGCCCTAAATGTGCAACTGTCATCGGCGGATTATTGCCCTGATGAATACTGACCTGATGTTGTTCGCCAGTGTCGTCGACAATCTTTATCGCCTGAAACGGCTTATTTGTTCTGGACATTTTACTCGCCACAATTTCCAATACGGTTGCAAACATAGTAGTATTTGTCTGTCTTTGGCTCTGTGGATTAAACGTACTTGATACTGCTTGAAAATTCATCTTATTTTCCTTTCATTATTTAACATCATCTTCTAAATGTTCGCCATAAGTAATTGGCGTATCTCTTTCCATTTCAAAACATTTATCTTTCCAATCACAATAATTACATTCCCAATACTCACCTTTTTTGTTTGGTTTGCAGCGAGGTTTTGCGGGTGGCAATTCGTCTTTTTTCCACAAATACCGCAAGGCTTTTAGTTCTGCGTCAATTTGGCCAAGCCAATAATCGTCAAGCGGTTGCACATATTCCTGAATAGCGAGGTCGTCTTTCGATACAAAGACTAATCTGCCGAATTTCTTGCCTAATTCTCTGGCATAATAAAGAACCTGCAACCAGTTTGAGTATTTTTCTTTCTTAATATCATCGCCTTTAAATTTAGCCATATACCAAAAAGACTTACTGTGCTGTGATTTAATATCAATTACTTCTGTATCGGAAACCAAATCGGCAAAGCCTTTTACATCATCAGATTCTACAAGGACTTCTTTTTTACAATTAGGCATTAGATTTTGCACAAAATCGTGAAATAATTGTCCTGCGGCGAAAACCCTTATTTGCCTTTCGTCTGGCGGATTGCTTTTCGGCTCATTTTTCCTGTTCCAGTATTGCTTACGATAACAACCGCCAAAGGACGAGGGGTTAAATTTACCGCTTCGCTCTCTTTCCGGCCTGATTAAAGCCTTGTCAATTAAACTTTGTATAGATATTGTCATCGGTTATTCTCCTGCAATCTCTATGGCTTCTTTAAGGTTTTGTATAATCTGTTTAGTAGATACTATATTGAACATTTGGGTCAAACTATCACGATTACTACCAACCCCCAGCCTGTGCAGGCAAATTTCAATGGGGTATGTGTTGTCGGGGCTTACTATTATGTCCATTTCGTCAGTTTTAAAAGTTTTCATTTTTTATTCTCCGTCCAGAATTTTAAGAATATCACTGTCCAGTCCATTCATTTTAATGGGTTCTGCCAGCCTCTCCCTTATTCTGTCAAGTTTGCGGGCAAGATTCCAGTTTTTGATTTGCAAATCTTTTAACGCCTTGTCTTGTGCTTGCATAAGATTATATATTTGCATAGGTACGTCCATTTTCTACTCCTTTACTTTGAATTTCAGCTTTTGCTTTTTTGATTCCCTGCGCCACCGACATTCAGGACAATACATCTGTTCTTTACCTGTTTCTTCATCTTCATAAGGTTTAATCCAATGTATACAATCTTCTATCCCGCAGTCATCGCATTTAATCCTTTTGGCTTTGCAAGTATCTTGAGAATAGATGTTAGGACAGTTCATTTCCAATCCCATTTCCAGTCTTTATTGCCCCAAACAAAGTCTATAACTTTTACCAAAAATTGACCTATAACCATAACAATAATATAACCAAAAACAAATGAAGGAACCCAAACAGGGCTTAATAAAACACCCATTATTATTCTCATAATCAGTTTTTTCTTCATTTATTTATCCTCCGGCAGATTGATTACAGCCCAATGAGTAATATCGCCGTCTCGCCATTGCCATATTTTTTCTTTATGGTTATATGCAGAAACTTCGATTTCACCAGTACAATACGCAGATTTCCACGCCCAAACATTTTTGCTCCAAACAGACCCGCGCTTTTTCTTCGGCAATCTATCTTTAACGCTTATCCATTGAATACCTTGTTTATCTGCTCTTGTAGCCTTGCGGAAAGCAGAGATGGCGTCGGATTTTGACTTGTGATAATTTACATTTACACCACACTTTGTACATTGAGAACACCAACAAGGATTGGCAATTCTGGTATTCAAATTTTCTGTTTTTATTTCTCCCCCACAACCGCATATCAGCTTATCGTTCATCATTTCACCTCAAAAAAATAGACTGACCAACCCCTGTGTGCTTGATAAGCTGGGGGCTTGTCCAGAGAATTGGCCAGTCGAGATTAAGGAATCATTTTGTTTTAACTTATCAAGCATTATGCCCCGTATTATAGCAATCATTTTTAAAAAGTCAAGAGAATAATAAAAATTATTTTAATTTTCTGCTTCAATTTTAAGCGGGCAGTTTTCTTCTGAACAAAAAGAATCGCCCCTGTTCTCGTTCTCTAAAATCTTACACGCAACGTCGCATCGGGGGTAGGTTAAAAATGGACAATTCTCATTCATTATCCCTATTCCCCACTCAGAGGTTCTTTTGTCAACTATTTTCATTTTTCAATCCAATATTCTTTTATTCTATATCCGTTTCGTACTACCCATTTATCAACTATATTATACCCCCTCTTTCTTATTCTGGCGATATAGTGTCTCAATTCAGGGGAGTGAAACCGCCTCCAATAATCGCCTACTGTTAGTTTTTCGCCCCTCATCAAGCAGTCAAGGATATTGCTTTCGTGGTCTTTGGCTTTAGCGTCGAATAATGTAAGGGTCATTTTACGCGCCTAACAATTCTGGATTGTCGTGAATATTGCCGATAACTTTACCAGTTTCTATTGCAAAACTTAGTGGAAATAATTGGTAATTTTTTACGGGACTATCAGAATACACATACCACTGTGCAAGATGTTCATACCACGCCACTCGCAACGGAACACAACCAATATTGCCGGAAAATCCTACTATATCTCCCGCATATATCTCTGTTCCGTTCTTGTCTTTGCGGCCAGTGTATTGACCTACTGTTTCAGGGAGAACTTCTGCATCTATAAAACATCCATTCTTCTTATCAAACCACCTAATATAGCTTCCGATTGCTTGATAACCGCTACTTCCTGAATATCCCTCAAAATAATGCCCATAAACCCATTTGCCATTATCAACTCTTTTGCCTCTAAATTTTATTTCTCTCATTTTACACCCGCTTTCATACGCCTGTCCCAATCTTTCATATACCTTTGCATTACAGCTTCCTGCCAAGCCTCTAAAGTTTTTTCGCCGATAATGCCGTCCACCACAATATCATAGCCTAAATCTACCAACTGCTGTTGTATCTCAAAGGTGGTAGGTATTTCAGTCTCTTTTACAGGCCAAAGCCAAAAGGCTGAAAGCCAAATTGAAACCCCTGCGGTCGTAATAATAATCCAGCAGTATTTGACTATTGAGCCGAGAGTTTTCATTTTTCAGCCTCAATTTCAGAAAGAAGTTCGTTAATCTGTTTATATATTTCATTGTTTTTTGGCGAAAAGTCCTCATCTTCCTCGAACTCTAATGCTTTATCTAACGCCGCCACCAGCCTGTCGTGATACTTAACGGCAATGCGGATAGTTTCTATTTCTTTAATCGTGGCCTCTGCCGCCAAATTATCTTTTTCCTGTCTTTCGCCCATAATCTTTCCCTTTCAAAATATAAGAGCCGATAGGCAGGAGTCAAACCTGCCATAGGCATACTTTCAGCCTTTTGGTACTCACGCCACTATCGGCTCTTAACTTTTAAAAAATGGCGGGCGGCCGAGGAGAGAAACCGCCACGCCGAGGAGGACATCCCTAAAAGGATGCTTTTATTTCAGTTTCAATTCGTCTTTCATTATCCCAATATCGGATAAAGTCGTTACCACCGCAGATTTTGTCAAATTCTGCTTGGGTGATTTTAAAGCAGTTGCCGACTTTTTCAGGAGACGACCACCTGTTTCCGTCATTTAGGCAAACAAGAAAAATACTACCCGCCACCCCACCCTCGCATTTTACCAACATATACTTCTCGCCCCGATGCTCAAACCTATCTCCTATACTATAAGTAGTTTCTTCAAGCTGTTTTAGTTCTGCCTGTGCTTTTTCAAGAGTATTTTGACAATCGGTAATAATTTTCTGTAATTTTTCTTTTTTATCCATATCTGATTTCCTTTCGATAATTTCAGGTTTTAATTTCATAAATACCGGCGCCAAACTTTTCAGAATCTGGTGGCCACTGATGTCATACGCTTTTAAATTAGGCATAATAACTTCAGAGCCCTTTACTACATTGGGCAGCGTATCGCACCAATCTTTTAGCAATTTCGCCCCCGCCACAGCCTCTTGTAGAGAGCGGTATTCACGGGAATGGTTTGTGACGAATTTGTAGCCCTGTGCCTCTATTTCGGGATATTTAATCATTTTTCAGTCCTTTCGGCAAGCCGACAGTTCTTTTCCAGTTCCTTAACTCTGTTATCAACTAAAAAACGCACCTCATCAGTGATTGCCCGATGTTCCAGTCTTGCAAGGTCGTCCAGATTTTCCTTTGTCGCCTCATCTACATATATTTGAGCCATTTGCTTAAATCCTTAAAATAAACCATATTGTTATGTAGGCAAGTATATAGATATATCTTGAATTGTCAAGCAAAAAATGTAAAGATTTTTATAATTTTTACAAAGGCTTATCAGGGCTGAATTTATGATTAAAGAATTTTTAAGGAAAAATAATTTAAGAATTTTGTTGACATTTAGAAAGTTCTGTCGTAGTGTAATATATGGAAGCCTGTCGAGCCTCTTAACAATGCTAAATTCGGCGGGCGTTTCAAGCAAGCACTTGCCGTTGGCTTTTATGCTTCCTTGCAGGCGGACGGCAAGAGTATAATGCGACATAAGTTGCTATGACATAAAGGATTGCAGCGTTGTTAATAGGATTTAGATAGAATTTTAGGGCTTGTCTCTCTGGGACTTCTAACCGATTTTTCAGGGAGCAAGCCTTTTTTATTATACAATTCGTTCAGGGTCTTGCCGTTTAGATAGAGCCTAAATCCGCAAAGCGGAATAATATAAGGAAAACGGCGGTGGCAGGGCTGATACAGACGACTGCAAAAAACAATCGGTTAGCAAGTGGCAAATAACGGAAACCACAGTTTGCCCCAGTTTTTTATCTGGCCTCGATGTATATGCCGTAGGCGGTGTTTACCGAACCTTTAAAATGGTGAAAGCATATATGGTTTTAAGCATACTGAACTCACTTTAAGCGGTATGACAAAAACTCCTTTTTTTAGGGGTTTTTGCGCTCCTAAATCTACTTTATCGGTATGATAATTTTGAAAGATACTTATGGGATTGAACAAATTAAAGCAAACAAAGATAGATGATAGACGAAGAATAGATAACTATCGCAAAAACAGTATTTTGCCTGAACCGCTTAAAAGCTGTTTTGTTCCTCGAAACAAGGCTAAAAACGACCCTTATTGAGTTTTATTATGATTTTCGGCTCAACATTGAGACAATCGCAACGGGAGGCAAGAAGAAACAGTCAGAAAATATCGCCAATTTTTATTGATAATTTAGAATTACCGCCTGAAAATCCAGAAGAAGAAAAGGAAATCAGGGAATATCTTGATTTTTTGAACAAACGCAGTATTTAGGCAAGCTATAGACCAATACGAGAATTTAACGCAAGGGCGGGGCAAATAACGGCCTTGTGGGCTATTTTAAATAAGAATAAGGCCGGTGTTTATCCGGTGTTTTTGGGGGCAGTTGTGCAGTATATATACCAATGGCCTTAACCGCCTTTGTTTTTAGGTTAAAAATAAGGCTTTGTTGTTTTATGTAGTATATATGCTTCATAAAATCCCCAATCGGTACACATAATCCTATACCAAGCATCATTGAGGGCGTAATTGCCGGATTCGCCTGTGCTGGATATATCCCTCGCCGTTGGCAAAATCAGTATCTTTTGGTCGGGCGGGCAAGCCCTTCATATACGTTGAAATTCTTATATTTTCTCTATATCCCCCAACCCCAACAAACCAACAATTTGAGCCGCGCTATGGAATTTCGCAGCCTGATTTTTAATCGCCGTTGCCTCATCATTTTTTAGGGAGGCCAGTTTTTCAAGTATTTTTATAGCTTCTGCCTTGCCGTATTTAGCCAAATACTGTTGTGCGATGATTTTACTGTCTGTTTCGAGCGTCATTTTAAGCCTTGCTTTCTATATTTAAATTCGGGTAATATCTATAAAATATCCATTGTTAAGTTCGGCGGCCATTCGTTTCCCTGTCCGGCGCGCGTCTTTTGCTGATGTTGCCTCTATTATTTCGTATTTGTCATCCAATCTGCCGTAGGGGAAACGGGGGTCATCAATTCTTTGTCGCAAATGGACTCTATATTTTTTCATTATCATTTTAAGTAAATAGACTATTAAACTAAAGAAAATTATATCATAAATAAGATATAAAGTCAAGTATAAAAATAGGTTAAAAGTAAAATAAAAGGATTAAAAATGTATTGTAAAGAATGCGGTAAAGATAGCAAGAATAGGGATTTATGCGATAAATGCAGGAAAGCTGCGTATAGAGCTAAAAAGCGGGAATTGTCCCCAAATGTCCCCAAAAAATTGCCCCCAGAATGCCCCCAGTTGAACGAATTGTCCCCAAAGGGTAATAATGTACCCTCTGAAATTGTCCCCAAAGAAACATCGGACAATACCGAACAGACAGACATCGAGAGAGGGATGCCGAATCCTTCAGTTGTGATTTGTGATGAGTTTTCGGGGTTGCCTGATAACTTCGGGCAGCCTGACTGTCAATGCCGGCACTGCCTTAATATCCATAAGACCAGACCTGATGTTAAACTCAATCACGGCTCATATATGACCGCTGCCGAACTGGTACTAAACGGATACAAATATAACAGAGTATCATTATGCTGAAATGGTAATAAGCACAACGCAGGCAATATAAACAATATGGATAATATCGGTAAAATGCGAGACCCCGTACCCCCCTCTTTAGAAAATAAAGAAAAGGGCATAGAGGCTTTCTCCCAACTTTTTCTTGTTTTTGATATAGTGGACGCTTGGTATCTATTTTAAAAAATTTTTTTGGAGTAAAAATAATGCATTATTTGATGATTTTGTTGATGGTATGTGGGTTATGTTTTGGTGGGGTGAATGTTGGTATGAAGGACATACCTGACGGCAGTGTTATTTTTTATTTTGAGTTAGCTTCTGATTTTAACGATGCGGGTGTTGTTCAGGCTACTGATTTTAATGATATTGACGCCTGTGTAAGTGTGGACGTTAAGGGTCGTGATATTGATTTTAGTGGTAGTTTGTATGATATATTTATCGACCCTAATGGCAGCGGCGAGTTTGACGTTGTTATTAAGATTGACCCTCCTGAGCCGAGGAACATTACTGCTGTTGCCAAGACTTACAAGATAGCTGATATAGGGGTTAACGCTGCTGACGGCAATGATTTCTTTTACCCGTTGAGTTTTAGTGATGTTGACAGCAATCCTTACGCTGGGCCTAAGGTTATGGGCAAGGTTTACATAGGAGTTGAGGGCGCTAACCACGCCTCTCAGGACAATATAAAGGTATATTTGTATGGCAAGAAGGACTGACGTACCCAAGGGCAGGCAGCACGTTTTAAGGTGCAGGCCGTTGAAGCGTAATGGTGAGTTTACCGCTTCTGCTTATCAGGTGCGGTTTATGAGTGAGTATTTGAAGCAGTTAGCCGAGGGCGGCCAGCCCAATCCTTACGAGATTGTTAAGGGATTGGGGATTGCCGGCCAGAATTGGGTAAACTGGCAGAAGAAGCGCGGTTTTACCGATTGGTTTTTAAAAAGGCGGGACTCTTTTCACAGGCAGGTTGGTTTGCCTAATGTTCACACGAAGATATACGTTGAGGCTATGAAAGACAGTGTTCAGGACAGGAAATTGTATTTGGAGCGATTCGACAAGGACTACAAGCCTAAAACCGAGCAGAGTATGGTCTTTGCGGGTTCACGTCCTATTGATATTGACGAAAAAAGCGCTGTTGAACAGAGCCGTAAATATATAGAAAGTCAGGAAGTATGATATATCCTCTTGACAGCGAGTTAGAGCCTGTAATTACGGGCAGGATTTTCGACAGGATTATGCAAGACCCTGACGCTCAGGTTGTTGAGTGGAACAGGTGCAAAAATGAACCTTGGTATTGGCTTGTTAACTACGTTTTTACCAAGCGAAAGGACGAGAATGTTGATGGCGCTTCTGTCGAGCGTTTTCCGGCAGACGAGTATTTGAGATATGTTTTTGATATGTGTTTTAGGGAAAGGTACTTGGCTATTGATAAGAGCCGACAGATGAGGCTTACTTGGCTGTTTATGTCCTTTGGATTGTATTGGGCGGAATTTCACGACAACGAAGAAGTTATCTGCCAGACAAAGGCGGAGGCTATCGCCGATAGCGAGTTAGTCAAAAGGGCCTTGTTTATGTTCGAGCATCAGCCTGTATGGATGCGCAGGGGCATAGTGAATAACTCTTATTGTGTGTTGGGCTTCGATAACGGCTCTTTAATTAGAGGTATTCCGTCAGGTGCGCATAAAATAAGGGCTTACAATCCGACAAGGGGCATTATAGACGAGTGCGGTTTTTTGGAAGGTGAATTTGAAGAATGTAAAAACGATATGCTTGCCTGCTGCAAGGATGTTAAGGTTGTCTCCTCTGCAATGGCCGGAGAATGGGGCGACTTTATAAATAGTGTAGCGGCTTAATATGGAACTTAACTCAAATTTTAAAAATCTGATGGAAGGCTTGACCGCAAGACGGCTGGCTAATGGCTTTGCGCATTTGCGCATACATTACACGGCAGACCCGCTTAAAAGGGGCGATTGGTCGGACAGGGCTGCTATATATTACGGCGGCAAGGAAAATCCTAACTGGCGCAGGGAGCAGGAAATAGATTACAACGCATATTCAGGCCAGAGAATATGGCCGTATTTATGCGATTTACACAATTCAGAATTCGATATGAGTAAATGGACTGTTTACAGGGTAATAGACCAAGGCATAAGACACCCTACGGTATGTCTGTGGGTTGGCATTAACGCCAAGAAAGACAGGCATATTTTCAGGGAATATTACTCTGTCGGAAGGAGTATTGCCGAGAACTGTCGGAATATCCTGAATACCGACAGGGGCGAAAAAATAGCGGGTTCATTTATAGACCCTGCGACTGCGAAAAGAAACGAACTGACCCTGAACTCTTTATCTGACGTTTACGCCGAGAATGGGATTTCCTGTTTGTATGCCGATAACTGTTTTGCCGGTTATGACACGGTAGGGCAGATGTTGCTGTCGGCCTTGGCTCGCAAGGCTCTTGACGGTATGAAAGTTTCATATCTGGAAAAGGCCACGAAAGAGCAGTTGGTTATGCTTGCCGAAAAACCCGCCCTTACTTTCGATTTCAGGTTCACTCCGAAATGCTGGCAGGAAATGTGCGGGTTAAGATGGACGCAGAGACGGGTGGACGGAACACAAAAGTCCCAGCCTGAAACTGCGGTAGATGTTTACGACGATGGGCCGGACTGCGTGCGGTATGCCTGTCAAAGCTGTTTAAGTTTTATCGGCGGCTCTGAAAAGAAAAATTTGACGATACTCGATATTATGAAATTACATCGGGAGCAGAAAACCCAAAAAGATATTATTAAGAAAAGGTTAAATAGATATGCCGTCTGACAAAGACAACAAAGAACAGAGAGACTTATACTTATATTGGATGAGCTGGATAAAAAGGGCGAAGAAAAACCATCCTGACAAGGCTTGGAAAAGAGCCGAAGACGCTTTGCTTGTTTCTGACGAGAACAAAGACCGTCCTTATGTTTCAGGGTTTAGATTGCTATATGAGAGAATGAAAAGCTATCTCGACCAGATTTCCCCTACTTTTGATGTGGTTGCTTCTCAGGCTTTCTTTAAAGACGAGTTCGTAATGAAGGCCGCGCAATGCGACAAGAGGTATCTCGACTATCTTTGGTCGGAACAGAAGATACAGGAAAAACAATCTCAAAAACTCGATAGTACCATTATAAGGAACTGCGGATATACGCTTTGCGGATTCGATACGAAAAAGTGGATGCCAAAGTTAAGTTATTTAAAGCCGTCTAAGGTTTACAGAGACCCCGACTGCGACGGTGTTCAGGAAAACGAAAAAGCTATCGCCTACGAAGAGGATATATCCGTAGAGGAGTTCGTTAGTAAGTACGGAACAAAGAACATAGAATCTATTTTGAAAAAAACGGGAAACATTCTAACAGCAGAAGAACAACAGGGGTTGCCGGACGATACCGACCCGAAAATGTTTAAAACGATAAAGATATATCATATTTTTGCTAAAGGCTCTGCCGCAGTTCGTAAAAACGATTCTGAAATTGACGTACCAAAGGAAAAAGACGTCGATGTCCTCTTGGAGAAAGAGGTTAAACGGTACTTGCAATACACCGAGGGGCATATAGAGCCGTTATTTGACGGTGAATGGCCTTATGAGCTTGACGATAACGAATTCCCAATAACGGCGCTTTCGTTCAACGTTGTTTCGGACTATCAGTATTCTTATACCGATAACGACCATATGAACAAGTCTGACGTTCTCAAAAATGATATTCTTAAAGACCTTGAGGGCAACGCTTATTTTACTGGTAATAAGAAATTCGGCGGTACGCCTGCGGCGGCTGATTTGACAAAAAATGATATTGAAAAATTTCTTAACGACCCGCAAGCGTATTATTTCCCTAATATGATAGACCAAAACGGAAAACCGAAAATACTTCAGATTGATACTGGAAGATTTGAATTAGGTCTTATCAGAAGTTATGAAATTTTCGACAAGGTAAACAAGGACTCTTCTGCTCTCGGCGAATTGCTGTCCACTTCGGCTCAGGAATTTAAAGATGTTACGGCTATGGCAGTCAGGGTAAACGAGGCCAATTCCCACCAGCAGGTAAACAGGAGATTGAGTGGGCCTTATGGTTTTGAGGAGAGTATAAAAGAAGACGCTATAAAACTTTTGGAAATTGCTCATCAATACGTTCCCGCACAGTCTATTGTAGAGGTCGATTCCGACGATATTGACGATTTTGGAAATGTAGTTCCTAAAAAGGAAATGATTAGACTTCCTTGGCCGGAGGCTTTGCAGGCCATAAGCAAAGGCGGGAAACTTATTCAGCTTGGCGTGGACGCTATTGTCGGGCAGGAACTTGCTCAATTCTGGCGAGAGGGATTGCCGACTCTGGAATTTAAGTTATCCACTACCGTCAGGGTCAAGAAAGGCTCTACGAGAGAAACTACTCAGGAAAGCAGGGCTGCGGTAATGAAACAGTTTTATCTTGAAGTTTTATTACCGCTTTATCAGGCCACTAATAGGTGGGATTTAGCCGCCAATTATGTTAAGCAGATGGGCCAAATGGCGAACATAGATTATATCGAAGAAAATATACCTACTCCTGAAGACGCCCAAAATGTTATGGCCAAACAAGAAGAGGCCGAACAGATACAAAAAGAAGGCGCTATTCAGGAGATACAGGAAGGACAAAGTGCCAATATACCAGTATAAATGTAAATGCGGAAAAAAGTTTGAAGAGTTCAGGACGTTTGCTGATTATCGTACAGCGACTTTCTGCCCGAAATGCGGACAGGAAGCGGACAAACTTATATCTACGCCTAACCTGATTACAGATACGAATTTCCCATTGACAGGAACTTTCGATAAGAGGTTAGGCTGCAAAGTTGAAGGTCGGAAGCATTTTTATCAAAAAGTGGAAGAAAAGGGGTTCGTTCCCCTTACTGACCATCAAGTAAAAAATATGGAGTAAATTATGGAAACTGAAATCAAGGAAGTACCCTCAATGACCGAGGTTTTTTCCTCTACTGACGAAGAGCTTGAGCCAGTCGTCGAAGAAGAAAAAGAAGCGGACGTTGTCGATACGACAGTGGTCGATGAAACCCCAAAGGGCGAAGTCGAAGAAAAAGTAGAAAGTACGGAATCGAAAGAAGAGCCGGAGGCGAAAGCAGTCGGTGAACCGACTTGGACGGAGTTAGGACTTCCTCAATATGAAGGACTGACAAAGAGTCAGGTCGCAGAAAGAATTAGTTTTATCAACAAGGAATATGGCAGGGCTACTAATACAATCGGAGAGTTGCGAAAGCAGATAGTTTCTGCGGTGGACAGCACCGTAAAGCCGTCTGAAAGCAAAGAGACGAAAAAGAGTATTTTGGACGCTATGCCGTCTTTGAGCGAAGAAGAAACCATTAAGTTTAACGAAGTTTACGCCCAATCTCCCGCAAAAGCGGTAATGATGTTCGGCGGAGACTCTATGGTTAAGCAAATGGTGGAAGAGTTGCTCGAAAAGAAAATGCCTAAAAATCTGGATAGTATTTTGGCGGAAAAAACAGAGTCCATTAAACTTGAGACATTTTTGGCGAAAAACAATTTAACTATTGATTCGCCCGAAGTTGAGTGGATGAAAAAGGTCGATACGGAATATCTTGCAGGCCAAAACAGGCCGTATGATGAACTGTACGAATTGTGTCAAATGTGGCAGAAAAAAGATGGGGACTCATCTAAAGTTTACGAACTAATGAGAAAGCACCCCACTATGACTCTGAAAGAAGCCAAAACGCTTATCCCGAAAAAACAGGCTGCGGTTGTCGATAAAACTAAAGTTGTGAACGACATTAACAAATTAAAGAACGCAAACCATACGAGTCGTACAGTTAAGGCTTCCGAAGATAATATGCAAACCGCAGAGTCGATTCAGGAGGCTTTTGAAAAGTACAATGACTCGTAGTAAAATAAAGGATATTAAATTATGAGCGCTATTGATGCTGCTACCAGTCGTGGGTTATCCCAAAGGATAACCGCTGCGACAAAAGTTATTCAGCAGGGTTTTTTCAACGAAAGAGCCTTGCTTAAAATAGCTGAAAAAAAGATTAAATACGGCGGAAGCCATACGGAAGTGGAATGGTATGTACGAAACGTGCCCACCGGACAGACTGCCACGCACGGCAATCCTGACGGCGAACTTTCCGTACTGACTTTCGAGGAACAGAAACCCGCTAACAGGGTTCATCTTCCGTATTGTTATTTGTTAAAAACCTACGGTGTTTCAGACAGGACTCTCGAAGCTAATAAGAACGCCGGTGCGAATAAGATTTACGACGCTGTTGCGGAAAATCTCGAACTTGCACGTTTGTTTATGTACGACGCTATTGCGCCTGCTATTTACAATGCTACAAGTTCTGATACCGAACAGCCTGTCGGATTGCTTGGTGTATGCGGAAGTCCTATTCATACTTCTACTCACGCCGTAGTTGCCGCAGGCGTTTCTTATGCAAATAAGACCCTTACCACTAACGGCTTTACAGGTTCGGGTATTACATCGACTACCACAGGTCTTGGTATTCAGAGAACTGCTGAATTGCAGGCCGCTGAAACGTCTTGGGACGATAACCAGTGGGCGCCGGTCGTTGCTTCTATCGAAGACGCTTGCATAAGTGCTGGCGACGCAACACAAACCAAATGGTCAACAGGTGCTTTGTATGCCCTTGCTTGGCTTGCAGACCAGATGAGTCTTACCCGCACAGTTAGCGGTACTGGTACGCAGATTAAGCCAGACCTTGCTCTTATGGCGGGCGGGCCGTTTGCCGCCCTGAAGACTCTGCTGATTAAGAGTCAGATGACGTACAACATACCGCTTGGCAGGAAAGATTTGACCCTTGCCGGTTTCTCTAACATTTTAGTTGATACAATCGCCTGCGTCAGAGATACGGACGTTCCGAACTCTGCTGACGGCACGGAAAGAGTATTTGTTTGCGATTCGAGTCAGTTCAATATCGAGACTACGCATAGTAAGTCAGAGGGCTTGATTAAGAACGATTTCGACCCGAACATCGCAATTATCAACGGTGCTGTTGGCACGTTAAAGGCCAATTATATGTTCCGTTGGAATTCTCCGACCGCTGTTGCCTGTCTTGTCGGCTGTGATGACTAACTTTTATAAAGGAGTTTAAATTATGAAGTATTTTAAGAACATAGGACAGCAGGTGCAATGCTCCGGCCTGTTGAATCCGGTCGATATAGGCGATGTTTATTACGATGGCGATGATTTTCAAAAATGCCCCGTAACCGACGAAGACTACACGCTTACGCAGGCGACACAGGGAACTATGTCGCTTTCCGCAGGCGCAGACAACGGAGTCTTGCTTCTCGACTGCAATTCTGCGACTACTACACAGGGCGCTCAAATGCAGCGTGTCGCTGCGTCTTTCACCCCAAAAGCAGGTCGTATGATTTGGTTTGAGGCGAGAATTAAGGTTGCTGATACCGGTTCACTCGCTACTGCCGGAGAAATTTTCGCAGGTCTTGCGGAAATTGACACCAGCATTATCGACACGAGTGCGGTTTCCACCTCTAATCACATTGGTTTTTCATCTGTAACTGATAACGGGATTCTGTTGTCGAACAGTGAAAAGGCTGACGCTGGCACTACAAGTACCGGAACTACTATTGCCGAAGACACTTGGGTCGTCCTCGGATTCAAGGTAACAGGTCTTGACACGATTGACTTCTATGTAAACGGTGTTTGGGTTGCACAGCACACTACGGACAATATTCCGATAGTTGCTATGGCGCCTTCGTTTGTAATGCAGAGTTCAGGCACTACTGACCCGATTATGCACATTGATTACTGGGAATGTATGCAGACCAGATAAGTTTAACGAGACAGGGGTTGAGCCATTTTTCAATCCTTCAACCCCTGTTCTCTTTTTAAGGAGTTTGTTATGTATGAACAAATAGGTTTTATGGGTCATTTGTCAGGTAAGGTCAATGCCAAAATACCTGCGGATATGTATATAGATGTTGACGATATGAACTCGCAACCTATTTCATACACAATAACGCAGGCTACTACTGGCACTTGGGAACTTGACGCTGACGCTGAAAACGGAGTCCTTTCGATAGACTCTAATTCTACTACTGAGGCACAAGGTCTTCAGTTTCAAAAATCACTCGCTTCTTTTCTCCCTAAAGCGGATAGAAATTTATGGTTTGAGGCGAGAGTTAAGGTAACTGGTATTACAAACTTAAATGCGGAACTATTTATCGGATTGGCTGAAATAGACTCTACTGTTATCGCCGCAAGCGCGGTACATACGAGCAATCACATAGGTTTTTCGTCCGTAACTGATGACGGCGTTCTTTTGGCTAACGCCGAAAAAGCCGGAACTGGAGCTACGAATACCGGAGTTACCATAAAAGCAGATACTTGGTATAGGCTCGGATTTAAGGTTTCCGGTCTGACTTCGGTATCGTTTTTTGTGAACGACCAGTATGTTTCAGCTTTGCCAGCGGCCAATATTCCCATAGTAGTTCTTGCACCTACGTTTGTATGCCAATCTGGTGGCACAGACCAGCCTGTACTCCACGTTGACTATGTAATTTGTCAACAAACAAGATAAAGGAAAAAAATATGAATAAAATTACCATTTTAGTATTGCTTTTTATGGTGGCGTTTTGTATCGGAGCGGTGTCTCAAACCCCCTACGACCCTACAGCTTTACACGATTCGGTCGCAACGGCGGACATTGACGATGGCGCAGTTACGACAGTTAAAATAGCAGACGCTAACGTAACAACCGCCAAGATAGCCGACGCAAACATAACTACTGCCAAAATAGCTGACGCCAATATAACTTCTGATTTAATTGCGGACGCCAATGTTTTAACTCAACACATTGCAGACTCGAACATTACTTCGGACTTAATAGCTGACGCTAACATTTTAACCGCGCATATAGCTGATTATAATGTAACCTCGCCAAAGATTGCAGACAGCAACGTATTGACTGCGCATATTGCGGATTACAATGTAACGTCAATCAAAATTGCTGATGCGAACATTTTATCGGCTCATATTGCGGACGGAAACGTATTGACCCAGCACATTGCAGATTCTAATATTACGTCTGCGCTGATTGCTGACGCTAACGTGCTTTCGCAACATATTGCAGATAGCAATGTTTTAACACAGCATATGGCCGACTCGAATGTAACTACTGCGAAGATTGCAGACGCTAATATCACAGATGACAAACTTGACCTAACGGATATTACGCTTGCTGATTTTACAAACGATGATGAGTATATACAGAATGTCGGCGATGTGTCTTACGCGATTAAGACCGTTATCAAAACCGTTGACTGTAATGTTCAGGACTCGACCGATGATTTTAAATTTGATGACACCGCCGCGGACACAACCGAACAGTCCGTAGATTTAGGCGAGTTAATTCCTGCTTATGCGGAAGTGTTATCGGCACAAATAAGATGTATTGAGACTGTTACTGATTCTGCGACTATGAGTATAGACCTCGGAATAACAACTGGTGAGGGTGATATACTTGCAACTGCCGACACAGATACGGCTAATGACATAAGCGGCCCTTCGATTGCCGGAGGCCCTCTTGTGGCGCAAACCAACGCCGCAAGGCACGTCTGGATTAACGCTACGCCTAACGCTAATTGGAATACGCTGAACGCCGGACGATGGGCTGTTTCTGTAACTTATATAGATTACGGCGCGGTTGTTACCAGAAAAAATCCTTAAAATAAAGGTGTATAATGCCTTATATTGAACATTTACATCAGGCAAGTAACTGTGGATATGTTGTAAGCGGGACTTTAACACCTGACGCTACCGGAAACTACGAATATACAGGTACGCACAATGCTTATCCGTATTATACAAGAGAAGATGGTGCGTATGTGCTGTTTAAAAGAGACGTCGCAGACCATTACGTAATCTCGGACGGCCTCGACCAAATTGAGGATTGTTGGGAGAATGAATCAGTTGTTCCTTCAACTGGAAATTATGGTACTGTCGGAGAAACAGCTGGTACAGCTACTGTTGCGGCGTGGATTAGGGCAAATGTTTATACTTCTGCTTATGCTTCGAGAGAGGCGGCTGTAAAACTGACCGATACGGGTCATTTGGGACTATATACCGGCGAATGTGCTACTATGGAAGCAGGCGATATAGTCCAGATAGAAGATACGAGCAATGGCGTATTCGTAGGCGGTTATGTGTATGAAAGTACGAATATGTCTGCTATTAAAACTGTTGTGGACGCCGTTTTGGAAGATACGGGGACTACGTTAAACGATATGATTCTAACCATAGCCGCAGATACCGCAGGAATGGACGGAATGACCCCTCCGACCGCCAATGAAATAAAAACAGCACTTGAAGCTGACGGCGGTAAATTAGACCATCTTTGGGAAATGACCGAAGATGATGGCGGCACTCGCAGATTGACTGAAAACGCACTCGAAGAAGCGCCGAGCGGAACAGGTGCTTCTGCGGCAACTATTGCCGATGCGGTTTGGGACGAGGCCACTTCCGGTCATACCACAGAAGGTACTTTCGGCGAACAATGTAAAACTGACATAGATGCGATACTGACAGACGCCGATGCTATTCTTGTAGATACAGGAACAACTCTTAGCGACGCCATAGCCGTAATAGATGCAAATGTTGACCAGATAGAAACTGCTGTGGTTACCGACATACCTGCTTCGCTTACAACTATTGATGACGAGATAGCTGTTATAAATGCTAATGTTAACCAAATTGAGACTGCGGTTATTACTGATATACCCACTTCAATAGCGGCGCTGCCTACCGATGCGGATGTAAAGACGCAATGCGATGTTTCTATTGCTGCGGCGGCGCTGGCTACTGCGGCGAATCTTGCCACTGTCGATACGAATGTGGATTCTATTCTTGCAGATACTAATGAAATGCAGGGCAAGTTGCCGACAAATAAGATTATGGGTTCTTCTGATGTAAATGACCACGATACAGATATTAACTCAATTTTGGCTGATACCAACGAACTGCAAACCGACGATTACCCGACCACTTTAGCGGCTATACAGGCTAAAACAGACCAGCTTGAATTTACTTCTTTAACCGTAAATGCCAATCTGGCCGGCGGAAGCATAGGCACGGGAAGTTCAACGGTAAGTTATTATGTTTATACCAACGAAGAGGCAAAGACTGGGGCGATTGCAAATGTTGCAGTTTGGGTATCTACTGATGAATCAGGTGATACGGTGGTTGCTTCTGGCGTAACCGATTCTGATGGCTTGGTTACTTTTTATCTTGACCCTGCCACTTATTATTTCTGGCGAAGCAAATCGGGGTACTCATTCACTAATCCCGATACAGAAGTTATCGAATAAGGAGTTGAAATGGCTAATTATTATAGTCAGGGTACTTTGATTGCCGGTGGCGGCGTAACCCTTTCCCAACTTAAAACAATATGTAAATATCACGGTTGGCGGGACAACACAACCGATGGCGAAGCTGCACTAACGAGATTTATTAACGATACTATTTGCATACTATCTACACTTGCGCCTTGGCCTGAATATATGAAAAGGGACGGTACTTTTGCCACTGTTGCAAGTACGGATGAATATACTTTGTCCAATGCCAGAATTGATAGGGTAGGAGTAGTAGAAAGGGAGAATTCTACTTTGCCTCTTACTGAAATATCTATCGAAGATTGGCAGCATAAGAAACGTACTATCGGTTCTACCGGAACCCCTATGGAATATGCGGTTGAAAAAGGGCTTGCTGGCGGGGCAAGCACAGTAAAACTTCTTTTATATCCAGAACCCAGCGGGGCCGAAATGTTGTATTATTCTTACTTTAGAAAGCCTGCTGAAATGTCAGCCGGAGGCGATGTTGCTGACTGGCCTAATGCGCGGGCGTGGTTAATAAGCGAGGCATTGTTATCAAGACTTGCGGCAGGAAAGAAAGATGTTGCGGGATTTTCGCTTCATAGTGCCAATTTTATGCAAAAGGTATATAAAGCTCTTGGAGACGCAAGGCCGTCTTATATTCCTATAAAAGTAAGACCTAAATATGATAATCGGGATATTAGAATTAGGGATACATATTGGAGTTTCTCGTGAGAGTAAACGAAAGAATATCATCATTTTTGGGATTAAATAATCTATTAGACCCCGCCTCTGCTGATTATAGAGAGGGTACGGCATATTCCTGCGCCAATTCCAGAATAAACAAAAGGGGATTATGGACTGGTGTACCGACCACTCTCGGCTCCGTATCGCCAATATCTGCAATATCAGGCGGTTCAGGCCAAAGACAGATGACTAAAGATGGGGTAAGTACGCTTATTACCGGAATAGGTTGCGCAACAGAAGGGCAGAACGGTCATATTTATTATATCGACGCCAGCGCTCATAATTCGCCCAGTAATGTATTAAAGGCTAAAACAGGCATAACGGCCAGAACAGTTGCACAATCGGATGTTGCTGCGCCGACACTTTCTTCCGCAGCCGTTGATACTGATACCGGAACTTTAGGCCGAATAGCTACCGGACTTTATTATTATATCATCACTGATTATAACGATACCACTAAAAGAGAAAGCCTACCGTCTGTCGCAAGGGAAGTAGATTACGACTCAGAAACAGATACGAGTATTACCATTACCGCGTCAGAACTGGTTGAAGGTTGTACGAGACGGGTTTACAGGTCAAAAAGAACAGATGTTGCAAGCGAAGTTTATAATGCACCGAATATATTTTATTACATCGGGGATATATCCTCTGGAACTACCTATACAGATTTTAGGGGCGATGACGAACTTTTGGTCGAGTACGAGGGCAGAGGTACGGTTCTTTTAGACCCTGATTTTATAGTATCTTATAACGACCGTATGCTTTATTTCAAGGATAATGTATTATGGTGGTCGTCATCCGGTAGGCCGGAAGAGGTTGCGCGAAAATACAGTATTACTTTTTATGCTTCAAATGGTACTGATACCCAAACAATGTTCTCTTATCCTAAACTGGCAAACGGATACGGAGAAGCCAAAAAAGAGATAAGCGAGCTTGCAGGTCAGACCATTACAGGCGCAATAGAAAAAGACGGCAAGCTGTGGATTTTTACAAGGGCGATAATTGGCTACCTTTCAGAGGTAAGTGGTGAGGGATATGTCTTTAAAGTGTTCCGCAGGGGCGTTGGGGCAATGAACCAATTTGTACTCCAAAGCTGCGAATACGGGATATTCGGATTTGATGGCAGGGGTATGTGGTTAATGGACAATTCAAACCGCATAACAAGACTTACCGATAACAGGGTGGACTTATCATCTTTTTATACGGGTACTTTTCTCGGTATATGGGTTGCAAATCTTAACGAATACTGGATGTGCAACGGGACTACCGTAATACCTTATCAGGCAGACAGGGGGATATTTGTCGGGCCTTATACATTATCAATAACCGCAGGCTGTTCTTGGTATGACAACACGGGTGCTTGGGGAATAAGGGGTAAGAGTAAAATCGTAGAAGGTGCTGGCGCGGTAGATTTGGTATTTTATTTAGGTCAGTCCTCGCCCACGACCATAAAACAATCTATTACAGTAGAGGCTGTTCAGGCCGGAAACTCGACTATAAATGTAAAAGTAACGCCTTTGCCGAGAAAGAGTATAACCGGCATTTCGCCCGCTCCAACAGAAAGGGAAAGCGGGGCAACGGCTGCTACCGCCGTCAGGTGTACCGCAGATACGACAGGCAGAATGGTTAAGGCTGAAATTATTTTAGCATCAAGTGCTGGTGGCGGAATAAGCACTATAAATTATCGGTACGGCCCGATAGAATGGAGTTCTGAATATGGCAGATAATTACAGTGAAATATCAGCAGAAAAAACCTCTGCTGAGCGCAACGCCGCAAAACAAATGGGAATATCCGGTACGACCGATATAAACTCTAACAGTGAAGAACTTAAAGTTAAAAACATACCAACGACAGAATAAGGAGTTAAAGTGAATCTTAACATTTTAATCGGACTAAATGAGGACGTATCACCGGCTTCTTTTGCACACAGGGACGGTGCGCTTGCGGTATGCAAGCAGATGAGGGTTGATAAGGACGGATTATGGTCTAAAGTTGCGCAATCTAATGTATCTGCCAATGACCTGTCTTCTGTTGTCGCCGATGACGGCGTTACGCAGACTACGGCAAATATCGTTAGTGGCATTGCCGCAAATGGCTCTGTTTCAGTATCCACAAGCGGTTCGCTTACCGGTTCTCGTATGGAATCCGGTCTGTATTTTTATATGGCGACCACAGCAACCAGCGGTAGCGAAGGCGTTACGAGCAAGGCGGTCGAGTATTACGTAGGCAGGCATTTCAGCGGAAACGATGTAAGGGCTTATGATGTACCTGTAATTACCGCCTCCGGCAGTACGCCGAGAATTTACAGGACAAAAGTAATTTACGCCCAAAAAGGCTCTAAAATACAGCGTGTCCAGCAAAATTCGCCTACTGAATTTTTCTATGTCGGTTCAGGTACTACGGTTTACGATTATCTTCACGACAGCGAATTAGGATATAAATACGAGGGCAGGGGTTCGGTTTTATCGAGTACGCCTGCGGTCATAGCAAGATTTGACGGCAGGATATTTGCTTTTTATACGGGTTATGCGAGATGGAGTTCTGTCGGCAGGCCGAGAGAGTTTCCACAGGCTCATAATGTTTCTTATTATTATAATTATTCAAACTCCACTTGGAACGCAGGCGATTTCAAGGAAGGGCTTGCATATTCCCTTGACGGCTCTCCTAAAACCATAACTTTTTATCCAACTCTTGAAAACGGTGTACACGCCGAAACAAGGTTATGGCTGCCGGAGATAATCGACAGGGCTGTTGTCGCCGCTCTTGAATTTAAGGGTAAATTATGGGTGTGGACTGCCACTACGGTCGGGTATATAGTCCCGTCAGGCGCAGGATATAGGTATATCCACCTGTCGGAAGATTTTGGCGCAACGGCAGGCACAATAGTAGAGGGTGGTGTTTATCTGTTTGGCGCAGATTCTAACGGTGCGTGGATTCTTGACGGTGAGTTTCCTAAAAAGATTTCCGATGGAATTATATCACCCACAATAAACAGGGGCAACTGGAACTCCACTTACGAGGAATACTGGTTCGGGACTGCAAGTATTCAGTATATTTATAATACCAAGTTAGGCACAATTACATCGAAAGTTGGCAGTTATACGCCGGAGATGATATTTTGGGCGCAGGCCAATGACGGTAAAGTTAAGGAAGATGTAAGGATAACTATACTGTTAAAATCCGGTGCGTGTACTGCGACGGTTTATCAGGGTTATTATCCCGATACAAGCGATTGTGTGAGTTCCGGCAATTATTCAATTTCAGACGGTACGCACATTACGGTAATCGAGCCGATAAATTCAGGCCGGTACATAGGAATAAAACTTGTAGGCACTACTTTCGAGCTTGCGGGTATAAATATAGAAGCAAAGGATGTAAATGAATTTGAACGAAATTACAGATAATTCTTTCAGGCAGCCGGAAGAAAGTCAGCAGACTATACATACTTTCTCCGCCAAAGATACTTCGCATAAAGGATTGCGCAGAACTGATAATGAAGACCTTAACAGATTAAAAGAAAAACTTGAAAATTACATAAACGGTCTTTTGGGAGATTTGAAACAGGAAATATATACAGCTAATCCCGTAAGACTTGAGGGCGAGGCTGGTGCAAAAGGCGAAAAAGGCGATAAGGGCGATAGGGGATATAGGGGATATAGGGGGTATAAGGGCGAAGACGGTTCTTGCGCAGACGAATATTCCGCAGGAAACGGAATAGCGATAAGTGAAGAAGGCGTTATTTCGGTAGTTCCAACTGATTTTATGGATGTGTGTTCTTAATGGCAAATAAAACCATATACGGTTGTTATAATTCAATCACAAAGGCGGTAACCTTTGAGGGTGAGGCCTGCGATAGCGGTGATTATACGGGCTGCTATGTTGCAAGCGGTGAACATCAAGGTCAGATTGCCGTTACTGTTTCAGAAGCAAATTGCGATGATACTTATTATGGTTGTTTAAATTCGAGTACAGGCAAGTTTCAGGTTGTGATACCTGATAATTGTTGTATGGGGTCAAATTGTAGATATTGCGCATCAGAACAAACGCCATATCAGATAACTATTGTGTTTTCTGGCTTGAGTTTTTGCGTAGGCTGTAACCCTTCTTTAGCGGGCGATGTTAGCGAAGAAGTATCTGCATCGCTCCCAAGTGCCAATTTTGTTTTAACACAAGACGTTGCCAATCCCTGTAAATGGTCAACATTTATTGACGGCGATTTCGGACATTACGAGTATTTCAGAAATGGAAATTGCAACCAACCCTATGATCGTCATTACGACTATATTGGCGTTGAAGTTTTTGCAACTAAAATAAGCGATATTTTAAGAATTAGGGGTAAGTTTTGGATTCTTGGCACAAACCCAAGCGCGCAAGCTTGTTGGGATAGAGATTTTTTCAGGGGCGACATAGTATC